TGTTACGTCAATGCCTGTAGAAGTGGTTTCAAACTTCTTAGAGTTGTCATAAAAGACGCTAAAAGCACCGCCATTAGTCCCGTACGCATACGTTTTTGTATATCCCTCATTAACTAAGGCAAGGTCATTCCCTCGTATTTGAAGGTTGCCGGTGCCTTGATCTTGAATAATACTGTTACTACCGTTGTGATAAATCTGAAGATCATCACTCGCACCAAACTTGGCTTTAACATCATCACCAAACGCCAGATCGCCTGTGAGCGTACCGCCCGCTGTAGGAAGTGCGTTGTCAGCAGTTGTTCCTTGAGCCGCTGTAGCATAGTCTGAAGAATCAAATGCTTTTACTTGCGCTAGATTCGTTACCTCAGAGTCCATTAAGGCTCCTGCGGCAGTTACGTTGGTTGCATCGGTTACATCTGCGGAGGCTTCTATACCGTCTAACTTAGTACCGTCAGTCGCAACATCACGGCCATCAACAGTACCTGTAATAGTAATGTTACCTGTGCCAGTAATATCCGAACTGTTAAGATCTAAGTTTCCTCCTAGTTGAGGAGTAGTGTCTTCGGATATATTTTGTAGTGCAGAATCTGCTGTGGAACCTTGCGCTGACGTTGCGAATGCGCTAGCTTCGTTTCCGTCCAACAAATCAGCATCAAGGCCAGAACCAGAACCATCCACCGTTTTAATTGCAGTAAGGATTTCGGATGCAGTCTGGTCTGCGGTAGCTCCAGTTTCAATACCGGAAAGTTTAGTTTGTTCAGCATCAGTGAATGCATTTGTGTCTGAATTGTTTTCGTAAGCGGTTTTAATTTCAGCGTCTGTTTGATCAGCAGTCGCGCTAGCCTCAATGCCATCAAGTTTGCTATGGTCTGCATCAGTAAATACATTTGAGTCTGAAGCAGATTCTACTAATGTCCTAATTTCTGCCGCAGTTTGATCCGCAGTAGCACTAGCTTCAATACCAGATAATTTAGTACGTTCAGTAGTTGTTAGGAATAAATTTGTAGACCCTTCAGTAATATCATCAGAGTCGCCTGAGAGTTCTGATAGGGCATCTTTAGATTGTACCTGAGAGTCTACATAAGTCTTTGTAGCGGCATCTTGAGCAGAAGTAGGGTCACCTATGTTTGTTATCTTATTGGTCTGACCGTCAAGCTCTCCTCCAAGCTGAGGAGTAGTATCTTGAGACACTTCAGAAATTACACGCACCCACGCAGAGCCTGTATAAATTTTTAATAAGTCAGAGGTAGAGTTCCAATATAAAGCTCCTGTTAAAAGCGCATTACCATCATTGTCTAGTGTTGGATCAGAAGTTTTACTACCTAAATACCTATCATCAAACTGATCTAATTTTAACTCTGCCGCTGTCTGTGCAGTTTGTGCATCAGTGGCACTAGAGGAGGCTTCAGATGCTTTAGTCGTAGCAATACCTGCTTGAGTCGTTGCCGTGGCCGCTGAAGTGGACGCTTCTCCTGCTTTAGTAGTGGCGGTAGTAGCAGAAGCTTGGGCATTCGTTTCTGCAGTTTCAGCGTTAGTCTCTGCAAGCTCTGCCGCAGTCTGGGCCGCTTGTGCGGCAACCTTAGAGGTTTCAGCATTAGTGGCGGAAGTAGCCGCATTAGTCTCTGATGTAGCCGCATTAGTCTCTGATGTAGCCGCATTAGTCTCTGATGTAGCCGCATTAGTCTCTGATGTAGCCGCGTTAGTTTCCGAAGCGGATGCATTAGTTTCTGATGTTGCGGCGTTGGTTTCTGATGTTGCGGCATTAGCCTCTGATGTAGCGGCATTGGTAGCAGACGTGGCCGCATTTGTTGCAGACCCAGATGCTGAAGAAGCTGAAGATGCGGCGGCACTTGCACTAGCGGCGGCATCAGCGGCTTTCTGCGTTACAACAGTAATTGTAGTATCTGTTGTGCTGTCGCCTTGTCCACCAGTGCCACGAAAGATAGCCATTCACATCTCCAGTTTATTGAATAAGACAGGGGAGCCTGAGTAGACTCCCCCGGATCAGTAGATTAAACTACTACTGAAAGTACGTTTTCTTCACGGAGTACCTTAGTACCGTACAGAGTATCTGCAGTGAAGAGGTTAGCAAGGAACTCTTGCTTGTACTGAGTCTGTGAACGAACAGCCATCTGCTCAGCAAGAACAAAAGCGTCCTTGTGCATGATAGTTGCTACACGGCCAGAAGTATTAGAGCCAGTGACAGTTGGAGCATTAGATGTAACGTAAACGTCTACACCGTAAAGCTGACCAATCTGTCCATTATTAACACCACGACCGTTGACAAAATCAGAAGACACGTAACGCTCAATGCCCATGATAGTGTTGCGAATCACAGGAGGAATAATTAAACAACGTCCGTCCATAGGAACATCAGCATCATCCAACCGTTGAATCATGTTGCGGAAAGCCGCATCAGAAAATGCTTCAAGAGCAGTGGAGTCATTATAGTCAATCAAGACATCAGAGGCACCGTTAATCTGGTAGTGCGACTTAGTAGTATCAGTACCATCAGCAGTCTGTCCATCGTTTGAAACGTTCAACAACTCTGCGAACAGATCGTCATCGACTTGCTTAGCAAGAGCGTAACCTGCATCGTCAGTGTAGAAACGACGGAGTGAATCCAACGCTTGTACTTCTGCAATGTCTTCAATCAAACGAGAATATTCGTAATGATTGTTGATAACTACTTGCACTTCTGTGTTAGCAGTCTGCTGAATTGTTACAGTATCAGCCGCTGTCTTAGCATTGGCCGAACCACGAGTAGGCTTAGGAATGTGAAGAGTGTCACCTTTCTTACCAGTCATAGGCATTGTGTTTACGAGGTTAGCGAGAACGAGGTTCTGCTTATACGCCGCAATGATTTCATCTGACCACAGTTCTGGGATGAACGTGCCTGCGTTTGCTGCAGTAACGGTATTGTTACTTGCGGGAGTTAAGTTTGCCATTGTAAATATCTCCTAGGCTATTTGACGCGACCCTCAGCATATGCTTGGCGAATCTCAGCCGCCATATCTTGATATCTGTTAGGGTCTGTTTGCATAAGTTTAATAATATCAGCACGCCGATAGACTTTACGACTAGATGACTCACCAGACCCAGAAACATTACCAGTTGAAGCAGACTTAAGCTGACGCTTGCGATCTGTCTTTTGCATTTCAGTGGTTTCTTTAACAATGTTCTGACGTTCCTTCCACGATGTGAGAAGTTCATCAGCCGCATCGAAATCAAACCGTTGATCTGCGCGTTGGTATAATTCTGTTCGTACCTTAGACTTAGTTACCCACTCTCCAAACTTTTCACTCTCAATGATCTCTTTAAAATCAGGGTGAGAACTTTGCAGTTTATTTAGAATCTCTTGTTGCTTCATGCTACGCGAGAGTTCTTCTGCTTCTTTTAGTTTTGGATGATTAGCTAACTTATGTTCAATGTACTTGTCAGGGTCATCAAATATGTCGAACGCTTCGACTTCTTCTTGTGGGCTATTCTTGGCTTCTAGTTGTGTCTTAACGAAATCATCAACGATCTTACGTAACTCAACAACTTCAGAAGATTGTTTACCAAGTAGCTTTTCTGCTTCCTGATGCATCCTAACAATATCTTTAAGATCTTTGTTCTGATACTTCTCTGGAATATCGTCTTCAGCTTCTTGTATCTCTTCAGGTTCAGCAGGTTGTTCCTCTTCAGGACTCTGCTCTTCTACCTCTTCATCTTCTAATGTAGCGAGTGTTTCCCCGTCTTCTGGTTGATATTCGGGACTCTCATCTAAAAAACGTGCCATATTGTTAAACTCCGTGGCGTTAGCCATTATGGATTACTATTTACGTGCGGCTCTCTCATGATCCTTAGCCCACCTATCGTCTTTATCCGGCCAACCGTGACCAACGAAATGTGTTCGGACAGGAGAGATTATCCGTACTGATTTGCCACCGCATTTTTTACAGGTTGAAAAGTCACAGTCTGAAGTATCAGCCCATTCTTCTTCTGTATAATTACATACGGTGCATTTATAATCGTACCGCCTAAGCATTATTTTTGCTCCTGCAATACGTCATAAGCTGATTTAATGCCTGTCTCAAAGCGTCTCACTCTAAACAGAGCATCGCGTTCACCTTTGACAAACGCTAAATGTGTTTCATTCTTAATATCTTCTATACGATGTCTATCAAGAATTTCATTGATCTCTTCCATGAATTGTTTCCAACCATCTGTCATGAAAAGATCAAAGTAAGTTTCGTAATACTTTTGTTCTTCGGGACTCAAAGAGTTTCTCCTAAGTTAGATGCAAATATTATACCACAATTTTATGAATTTGTCAAGTCTTTTTCTTGACTCTTAGTTGTTTTTGTGGTACGGGTAGACTTTTGTGCTTCTAATTCTTTAATCCTGCTGTCAAGTTTTGTCAAGATACCATTCATTTGATCAATGATTTCTTGGAACTCACGCTTGGTTACTACCATTTGATTGCCTCATCTGTTGTTCGACTATATCTTCTTTACTTGCAATTTCACGTTCTTTGAGTACAAGCTCTGCAAGTTTAGCTCTGCGCTCAAATTCTTTATCAGTTTCGTCTTTGACATTCACGCCCTTAGACATTGCCGCAATACGTTTAGTCTGCGCATCTTCAGGAAGCAACTGAGTCTCAACTTCATTCTGACGAACACGAGACATGATCTCTTCATTCTGCGCTTGAATGTTTTGAATAGTCATTTGCTTTTGCGCAATTTCCATTTCCACTGTTTGTTGTTGTAAAGCTTGTTGCTGTGGATCAGGCTGATTCGCTTGGCGTAACCCTTCAATGATTTCTTCACGATTACTGAGATTCATGTTATCTACAATAGACTCAATTAACATTGGGTACATAGGAGATTGAGGACTCATCGTTTGCAAAAGTTGTACAAGTTGTGTTACTTCATATTCACGAGCAATAATACCCAATGAAGAGGTAGTAATAAACTTAAAGTCTTTTGCAGGATAACGCTCAGGATCAAACTGCATATACCGATGTGCGATCTTTGCAACCATAGGAATCAAGAATGATTCTTGGAAGTTAATCAATGTACGCTTGTGCCGTTTAATGATAGCCCCTAGTGACATTGAAATACCTGCCGCTGTTGCATCACCATTAATTGAACCCGGAATACCTGCGGCATCGATTGCACCTGTAGCCATCTGAACCATTTGTTGTAAGTTAGCGGCTTGGTTAAATGTATTCGGATCAAGTGTACCAAAGTTAAATGGTTGTAAGATTTCTGCAGGATTACCATTAGTCAAGATTGCTTTACCCGGACGTACTTCCAACTTAGCACCACGAGGGAGCCTAGAAGCGTCCACAGCCATCATTGGATGTACAGTCAATGCCAAGGCATCAATACGTGCGCGTAGTTCCGTGTCCAAAGCTTTCTGCGCATTATATCCTTTCTCGCATACACCACGTCCCCAGAACCGTCCCGGTACTACATCCCAAGGGAAAGCCACAACAGGGCGATCCTGCATCATGAATGGATTCTCTTCCGCTTTAAGAAGAGTACCACCGTTAGCAATTACAATAATTGCTTCTACATATTCTGGACCGTCTTCAGCAATCTCATCGTCTTCTATTTCGTAAACTGCTTCTTCAAACATATCACGAGGTACAAGGCCGTAGTACTTCGTCAGACGTACTTTATCATCAGTATAGTAGGTCAGGTCTTGGTCAGGTTCTAAGTCGCTGTCAGGAGCCGCTGTGGCAATCTCAACGTCATTATAAACACCTTGCTCTTGCAACTGCTTGACTTGATGGTAAGGAACGAACTCGTCAATTGCAACGCCCAGTGCATCCTTGATGTTGGTTGCGACAGGATCAATCAAGAAGTTTTGTGGCATCACAGGGCGCAAGTTGAATACAGTACGTGTTGTTTCCATTACACCAACTGCTTGCATCTCACCGTCCATGATTGGTTGAGTTGCAGGTCTAAAGTCCTTGACTTCGTATCCTACGATCTCTCCAATACCTGTACCAAACACGGCAGAGTTAATCAAGCACTCAGCAATCTGCTTCCGCACACCCACAAAGTTAAAGTCTTCTGTGAGTTGCTCACGTACAAATTGAATGTCGCCTTGGTTAGGATCTTGCATGTCGTCTTTAATGTCAAAGAACTTACCACGACCAAAAGTAGCTTCTTCAACTTCTGCTACGCTAGACTCGACAGCTTGTTGTAATGCAGGAGAGATAAGCCGTGAACGCTCTGACGCACGCATTGAGTCTTCTTCAGCCCAGATACCACGCCATAAACGATAATACTCATCAAACTTTTCTTGGTAGTTTGACTCAAAGTGGTCACGCCACTGGTTGCATTTGTGGATTACCCAACCTTCCAGTGAACCGGGGTCTTCTTGATTGTGATCATAGTCCATGTTAATATCCTGCCACAGGGTCTAAAATTTCAAACTCATCTTCTTCGTAATCGTAGTGATACGAAACCTTTGCAAGTTGGTCAATGTATGCTAGTGCATCAACCAAGTCATCGTGTACTAAAGCATTTGGAAACTGAAACAACTGATCCATAAACGGTGCATTCCATTCTCCTTTGTTTAACACTATCTGTCCATGTTCAAAGCGTCCTTGTAATCCCCACACCACACGGTCAGTCTTCTTTTTGTTACCATGTGTAAGTTCTTCTACCCGAAAGAACCTCTGCCCAGATTTCATAATATCTGTGAGATAAGGAAGTACAGCATTCTTCAATGCGCCTTTCTCAATACCAACAGCTATAGGTTGATACGCATTCACAGCGTCAAAGATTTTCTTGGCTGTTTTTTTAATATCCCAACGACCATGAATAATATCTGCAACCCACCAACCATCTTCGTTTGCTTTGACAACAACAATTGCTGTTTCATCTAGCTTGGTGTTTTTGGACTTGGTTGCTTGCGCAACATCTGCAAAGCCTGCAAGGTCAACTGCAATGTAGTAATCACCAAACTCAGGCTCGTCATTATCAAACTGCACCCACTCCTCTTTAAATATATCAGAACCACTTGCCTCAAAGGAAGCGAGAAACTCTTGTCGGAATGCATACGATGACATTGACTTTTTAGCTGTATCAATTTCGTCTGGATCGAGAAGTGGATTATCATAAGATGTATAATGCCATGCTTTATAGCTGTCATCATCTTCAAGCTCCGCATACTTATACAGTTCATAAAAGTGATTTCGACCCATTGGCGTACCAATAAATATGGCCTCACCTTTTTGGTCAGCTAGCGCAGGACGAAGGATTTGCTCCCAAACACTAGGCTTCATATCCGCATATTCGTCCATAACAAGGAACTTAAGGGATACACCACGCATTGTCTCTGGTCTGTCAGCACCCTTCAATGAGATAGTGCAACCATTAATCAACGTGATCTGCAAGTTGTTAATATGTGAACTCTTGATAACAGGATGCGCTAACTCTAGCAGAGTAGACCACATAATGTCACGAGCCTGTCCCTGAGTAGGGGCGACATAGAACACATGACCACGGTTTGTCTGCAGTGCATAGATAATTAACTGCCAAGCCGCGAGCCGTGATTTACCTGTACGTCTTCCTGCCGCAACAATCTTAAACCGTGTCTTATCTTCAAAGACATCTTGTTGCCACGGTAGTAGTTCTACATTAAGATCTGTCAAAAGAGACGATCCAAATAAACTTGACGGCCCATGACTTCATCCTCCGATACCACCTGCGGTTCTTCAGCAGGCTGTGCAGGCATCGGAGGTAACTCAAAATCCAAACGACCCGGCTCTGTTGGAGGTACAGGAATGTCTTGGAATCCGGGAGCTCCTAAGAGATCTGCTTCATACAATTCCGCATGATTTTTAAATTTTACACGCTTACTTGGATCATTCTTTGTCTGATGGTATTTACCCCACCATTCATCAACGTCCATCTTTTCTAGCTTTTTAAAATCAGAACGAGGACGCATGCGATGGTCTGCAAGAAATAATACTTGTTGTTGATCCAAGTCTAACTCAGCAGGATTATAATCAATTGGCAACTCTTGCACCCACTCAGGTGGTTCTTCTTTTAGTACATCCTTATAGAACGCTTTGATTCTATTAAGACCTACTTCAGCAGACTTACCTTTTCCGATTTCATACTGGAACGCACCACGTCCGGGACCGTTTCCCGTCTGAACGCGATTAGGAATAATGCCCCTGCGCTTTTTTGAGTCCCAACTTTCATGATATGCAATCTTATTCATCGCATCAGCAATCACATTAGGAGACATTTCCTTTTCTTCTGCTATTAGATTTAAAATTCTTTGAGCTTCACTCATGATCTATAATCTCTCCTTCAGTTTCAGTGTTGATAGTTGCCTCACTACCTACACCAGTGATCGTAATGTTGACAGATGACCTACCACCGCTTGCATCCTTTTCAAAATAACTTACAGGTAGCATACGATCCATTAATAATTTCCATGCCGCTGCTTGATTCTTGTGTTCATCATCTAATGCGGCGTTAACAATACTATCTAGTACCTTTCGAGACTTCGGACTGGCTAACAATCGAGCTTTCATCTCATTGATTGCCGCCGCATCGCCGGGGGGTCTTCCTCGTTTGACGCGATTGCCCACCTTTTTGGACTCAACATCACTCTTAGGGGGCCTTCCAATTCTTTTGGTTGGAGTATTCTCTGTCATATACAGTACTCTGTAGTTATCGCAACAGTCATTGCAAGAGATAATCACTTAAAGATAATAATTCTTTTGCGTTTAACTCTTGCGTATCTATTTAGTGCATATAGTATAGCATACTTTCCTTGTTTTGTCAAGACCTTTTAACATAATCAGCACAGATTCCTCCCCTGTCCCTTACTATGGCGGGTCTCAGCCATGCTGTTTACCTCCGCAGACGCGATTAAGTCTTTGTAAATGCAAATGATTTGAATTAAGATAACCATTCTCATTTAGATTTCTATTTTACCCTTTTTTGTATCTGAGCAGGTACACTATATCGACAGTGCTACGTTGGTGCACCCCCGGGGGTAAGATGTTGGCACGCTTGTTGCATGGCAAAACTGGCACGATTCTTGATAAGTTCAACATGTCAAATTATTTCTGACTATGGGAGTGTGAGTATCGATGTAGTACCCCTATATAAGGTTTTCTTTATACCCCTGCCGTATTATTAAGCATGCTTAAAGAGTAAAAATATTTCAGAAACTTGGGAACTAATCGTCCCAAAATCCGTCTAACTATATAAGCGGGGAAAGAAACCCCTTGCGAATCCAAGAGTTTAAGCATACTTAAAAGAGGTAACATCAATGGATATCAAATTACACGTAAACCAGATGGCGTCAGCGCTTGGCAAGCTTTCAACAGCGCATGGCAACACAGTCAAAACGCTGAAAGCTTTCATCAATGAAGCAACGCTAGGCGACGAACTGATTAAGAACTACCTTGAGCAGGTTCAAGAAGCGGCGGAAAAGAAGAAAGTCACCAAATCAAGCGCGGCGGTTTACAAGTCACAAATCAAAAAGATCTTGAATCTTGCGAAAGATCACAAGCAAGAGGTCATGAAAAAAGCAGAGCAAGCGGGCAATTTAGACCAGTGGTATAAAGCATGCTTGAAAGGTGAATCGCCTAAGCGCAATGCGAATCACAAGGTGAACAAGCCGAAAGCGGAAGAGCTACCGAAACTTCAAGATGAAGCGAAAGAGCCAAGCGAGGTGACAAACCCGATTGACAACTTCAAGACATCGGCCAAGTCAATGCTTGATGCGGGGATGACGGTTGAAGAACTTCACGCGATACTGGACGAGATGACAGCGATCGCGAAAGCGGCCTAATCCAGACGGGGGCGAAAGCCCCCAATTTTTAAGCATACTTAAAGAGGAGTATCATTTGTGGAAGAAACATTTGTGATTATCTTTGTGATTGCTGTTGTGTCTTTTGTGTTAGGCATTGGAGCATTCTTTGGTGAGAGATATTTTGAGGATAAGAAATGAATAGTTTTGAGTTGATGAATCCGCTGTTGCATTCAGCGTTGCATGGTGCAGAGCTTGTAGCTTTGTTGTTTGTTGGTATATATTTTGTAAGTAAGCTAGGAGAGTAGTATGAAAGTAGAATGTAAATTGTTTGATCTTAAGGATCTTAGTGAAGGTCAAGTATCGTTCATCGCTAATTCATTTTTAAGCGAAGCGAATGAAGACTTTGATAATGAGTATATGTCGTTAGCGCGGAACAATTACGAGACAGCATACGAGTTGTTTGCCATGTTGGGCGGTAATGACTGGTATCAAATACAAGCGCGTCAGTGTCAAGCTAAATTGGCAGAAATTGAGGAGATACAGTAATGTTCAAGAAGTACAATCCTTTGATCAACGCACACATGCAAGAGAGTCATGCGCATATGTCTGATGGCATCATCGCTGTTGTGTTGACCATCAAGATGCCTCATTGGATGTGGCCGAAGATGATGGATGATTATCGTGCTAACAGGGGTAACTCCAAATACTTGTTCGGCTTCAAGCGCAAGACATATGAGTATCTGCGAGACTATAGTGCGGAGTTGTACGATGATCTCATGGAGTTGTGGATGACTCCCAAGAAGGAGCTTGGGGGTACTGTTCAGACTAAGGATGGTGCGATGATGATGCGCTTGCTCGATGTGCCGGGACTCGGACTGGCGAAAGCAGGCTTTGTCATGCAGATGATGTTCGGGCGTGTTGGGTGTATGGATGTACATAATGTGCGTAGACTCTACAAGGTTGACCTCAAGGATGTGGCTATCCAGAAGGGTGTCAAGTCTGACTCCAAGAAGTTCGAGAAGATCATGAACTATGTGAATCTTTTCACTGGTAATCGTACCACTGCGAAGATCTGGGACTCATGGTGTGAACAGGTCATGCATAATAAATGTAACCGTGGGCGTTTTGCATCTGCTGATGATGTGTCGCGTCTGCATCTAACTGTGCTAACAGGAGAGTAATATGAAAGGTGTATTGGTTGATCCGTATCTCAAGACAATTGAGAACGTGGAAGTCGAGCACTGGCGTGACATCAATAAGCACTTGCAGTGTGACATGTTCGGCAGTGGTGGGTATGATGAGGGTGGTGATGCCATCTATGTCAATGACAATGGTTTGGATGAGGAGTCTGCGTTTGTGTACATGCCAGACGTGTACCCTGATCCGTATGCAGGGAGGGTGTTGTTCCTTGGTATTGATGCAGGTGGTAACATCAAGGATGCATGGCTAGATGATGTGGATTTGCGTGATATGGATCACAAGTTCATGACCCGTGACGAAGTAGGTAGAATGTATGGCAACTAGCTTATATGAAGATGGTGTTGACTATACCTGTACTCATTGGTGGTACGATTCAGAAGATAATGACTATCAGATTACTGCAATCTGGCAGTTTGAGAAAGGCTATGACATCCCTGACTCATGGCATTTACAAGATGTTGAGTTTGACCTAAGTGAGGCTCGAGCATTGGCGAACAAGCATGCCGATGAAATACTGTCAGGGTGTCGTAATGGGGGTCACATTTGGTGTTGGGTAGAGAGTCAAGGCCCAGATGAAATAGATTTGAAGGAGGTAGATTACTCATGAACCATTACACAACAGACCAGATGATTGAGTTCATCAGAGATATTGACCCGATGTGTCTGGAAGATGAAGATCATCAGGGGATTCTTGAGGCCGCATCTGTGCGATTGTCAACGCAGTCACAGCATATTGACTGGATGCGTGGTCGTCTTGCGTTGGCTGAGAAGGTGATCGGGGAGTTGTACCTGATGCAGAGGGAGTACGAGAGATGAGTAATCGTTGGCAGAACCATATACACAGAAAGATTGAGCCGGAAGATGTAATCTTAATACGGTTATTGAGAGCAGAAGGGTTAAAGCTTCATATTATTGGAGAAAAGTTTGAGTTGTCAAAAGCTCAAGTAAGTAAAATTGTTAATCATAAAACGTGGAGGCATATAACATGATTAGGGTTGACCAAGCGTGGTCTCATGAGGATATTGATTTGCTATGCAAGCTCTGGAAAGAAGGAGTGGCAACCAAAGAGATCGCTAAAAAAGTACAAAGAAAACAACCTGCAGTCATTAAGTACGTCAGTCGTAACAGGAAAAAGCTAGGGTTAGAACAACGAGGCATGACTCCATCCGGGCGTAAACCAAACCCATATTCATTTGACGAACTATGGTCAGGTGTGATACCCTGTGGTCACTGGATGATCACGAAACCGTGGAGGTAATCGATGAGTATCAGCAAAGCATTCTTAATCTATGCTGTCATCATTGCCTGCGCACTAGCAGGGAGATATATGAATGAGATGTCTGGGATGTAACAAGGAGTTGACTGACTTTGAAGCTACTCGCAGGTATGCCGACTCAGAAGAGTTTATTGATATGTGTAATGATTGTTTCAAGCACACAGAAATCAAAGCTCTTGAGCGTCATGACCTGATGAGTATCTCTGATATTGTTGAGCTTGACTCAGATGAAAATTCATGATACAATATTCTTACTTTATAGATACGCAAGAGATTTTAGTTATGGTTAATATCTTTAATATACCTGAAGAAGAGTTTACTCTAGCGATGGAAGAACACAACTTGCACACAACTCTTGTGGATTGTTGTGATATGATTTATAAACATGGCCTGTTGCGTTCTCTTCAGTCTCTCGCTGACTACTGTGAGGACAACAAAGAAGCGCACGCACTCAGGATGTTGTGTAATTATTACAAGGAGAATGAGATTGCCTTTTGTAAAGACGCACCTACCATGCAATGACTGTGGCTCAAGCGATGGTCTGTCACTCAACGATGATGGATGGACCCATTGCTTTGTCTGTGAGGCACGTACAGCCCCGCAGGGAGACGATTACACACCAACCCATAGGGAGGTACAGGTGGAAGCAAAGAAACTAGATATGCCGGACAATATTAACTACCGGACATTGATCGAGCGTGGTATCAGCAGTGATACTGCGACAGCATACAAGTGTTGGAAGGATAATCTTGGACAGTATCATTTCTATTATACCGACAGCACAGGCACAATTGTGGCAGGTAAGCATCGGGATGATCAGAAGCGGTTCACTATCGGTGGTGACTGGGCAAGTGCCGTATTGTACGGACAGAATCTATTCAGCAAGGGTGGCAAGTTCGTTACTATTGTCGAGGGTGAGTTCGATGCGATGGCCTCATACCAGATGCTTGGATCAAAGTACCCCGTGGTATCTATCCGGAATGGTGCGGCCTCTGCCGCCAAGGATGTACGCAAGCATTATGAGTGGCTTGATTCATTCGACAATGTGGTGATCTGCTTTGACTCTGATGAAGCAGGGCAGAAGGCGGCATCACAGGTTGCAGAAGTTTTTGGCAGCAAGGCCAAGGTGTTCAAGCATCTTGAGGGTATGAAGGACGCCTGTGACTATCTTCAACAGAAGAAGATGAAGGAGTTCTCCGACAAGTGGTGGGCATCTGAACAGCATGTACCTGATGGCATCATTGTGGGCAGTAGTCTGTATGACGATGTGATGAAACCTCTTGCACCTGCTGACTGCGAGTATCCTTTTGTAGGTGTAAATGATCTGACCTACGGCATACGCAAGGGTGAGCTAGTGACGATCACTGCAGGCTCTGGTCTAGGTAAGTCTCAGTTTGTACGTGAGATTGTGTGGCATGTACTCAACAAGACAGAGGACAACCTAGGTCTGATGTTCTTGGAGGAGTCAGTACGTAAGACAGGTCTATCCCTCATGTCTCTTGCGGCTAACCAACCACTGCATCTACCAGACTCAGATGCAACAGCAGAGGACAAGAAGGATGCATTCCAGAGAACGCTTGGTACTGATCGTATATATCTGTTCGATCATTTTGGTAGCACCAGTGTTGATAACATCATTCATCGAGTGCGGTATCTTGCCAAGGGATTGGGGTGTAGTTACATATTCCTTGATCATATTAGTATCGTGGTCTCTGCTCAAGCCAGTGGTGATGAACGAAAAGCCATAGACGAGATCATGACCAAGCTACGTATGCTTGTGCAAGAGACAGGCGTAGCCTTGATTGTAGTGTCACACCTCAAGCGTCCTGACTCTAAGGGGCATGAAGAGGGTGCGGCTACGTCACTGGCCCAACTACGTGGGTCTGGTTCTATCGCTCAGTTATCTGACATGGTGATTGGACTGGAGCGCAACGGTCAAGCAGATGATGAGACAGAACGTAACACCACCCGTGTGCGTGTACTGAAGAACAGATTCAGCGGCACGACTGGTCCTGCGTCTGCGTTGCTTTACTCTCGACATACTGGCAGAATGACTGAGGTAAATGAAGAGGAGTTATAATGAATGTATTGGTACTCGACATTGAAACCAACCTCGCGCATGACACCATCTGGTGTTGTGTAACCAAGGGTAATTGGTTTCCTGCGAGAGACGGTAATGTATTTACTCATGGACAAGGCGGACTACAAGATCTAATCAAAGAAGCCGACATCATTGTTGGTCACAACATCATCGGCTTTGATGGACCACTGTTGTCCAAGCTATGGGGCATCAAGATCCCTGTACGTAAAGTGCGTGATACATTGGTCATGTCAAGGTTATGGAATCCACAGTTGGAGGGTGGCCATAGTCTACGCATGTGGGGTCAAAGGCTTGGTGATTTCAAGGATGAGTTCACTGACTTTGATGGTGGTCTAACACAAGAGATGGTCACTTATTGTCGTCAGGATGTTCATGTGACAACGCTGTTGTACGAGAAGCTAGACAAAGAGTTGAAGGATTATGGATACTCAGTCGGACTAGAACATCGTATTGCATGGATCATGAAGAGGCAGGAAGACAATGGATTTAAACTCAACGAGAAAGATGCTATCTCTTTATTGGCTCAACTTAAGGATCGAATGTCTGATATTACTGATCACTTGCAAAATATATTTCCTCCGATTGTGGAAGAGCGTTGGTCAGAAAAGACAGGCAAGCAACTCAAGGACAGGGTTACCATATTCAATGTGGGGTCACGCAAGCAAATCGCAGAGCGTCTGCAGGAACGTGGTGTTACGTTTACTAAGAAGACTGAGAAAGGCACTATCATAGTTGATGAAGGTACGCTCAAGGCTATTCATTTACCTGAAGCACAATTGATCGCTGAGTACCTGATGATACAGAAGCGCGTTGGCTTACTTGAGTCATGGATTGATAACGTCAAGGATGACGGTAGGGTACACGGTAGAGTCATTACCAATGGCGCTGTGACTGGACGTATGACACATCAGAAACCTAACATGGGTCAAATCCCTAGTGTCAGTAGTGAGTATGGGGCTGAATGTAGGGCGTTATGGAGGGTAACTGACGGTAATGTTTTAGTTGGGACAGACCTTAGTGGTATTGAGCTACGATGTCTCGCTCATTATATGCAAGATCCAGACTGGACAGAGGAATTATTGAATGGGGACATCCATCAAAAGAACGCTGATGCCGCAGGCATTACGAGACCGCAGGCTAAGACTCTTATATACGCGACATTGTATGGTGCAGGACCGGCCAAGATTGGCAGTATTGTCGGCGGCGGTGCGCGTGAAGGGAGTGAAGTACTCCAGAATTTTTATCGCAACACCCCTGCGCTATCAAGACTTATGGAGAAAGTTAAGAAGGTGGCGGTCAAAGGGTACGTACCCGGCTTGGATAGCAGAAGAATACTGGTGCGTAGCGAACACGCCGCGCTTAACTCATTACTGCAAGGATGTGGTGCTATCATCGCGAAGCAGTGGTGTATCGAAGCGCACAAAGAGTTCAAGAGACAAAGACTTTCTGTACAACAAGTTGCATTCGTGCATGATGAGATCCAGATTGAAGCACAGAGACCACATGCGGAAACTGTTGCGTCAATCATGGTAGCCTCTGCTCGCAAGGCGGGTGAGGTGTTGGGGGTTCGGTGTCCCGTAGATGCTGAATCAAAAATAGGTAACAATTGGTTTGACACACACTAGCATTGTGTGATATAATATATGTTCTTTCTTACTTCCATAGGAGAAAAGTATGAGTGAAGTATTTAAACTTGAAGATATAGAGTTGATGTGGCCCTTCTTGTATGAGCGCAACAAGCTCAGTGGTAAGTATCAAGTAGATATTGTCAACCTCGATGCGGATCAAGTTGATGCTATTGAGAAGACTGGTGTGACTGTACGTCAGGATGCGAACAAGCCAGAGAAAGGTTTCTTCATTACCTGCAAGTCTAAGAACTACGAGATCACACCTTATGACAAGAATGGTGATGTGATTCCATCAAGCATCAAAGTAGGTAATGGCTCTAAAGCTAGCCTCATGGTCAAGCCTTATGCGTGGAAATCACCGACTGGTCAGTCAGGTATGTCGTTGAGTATTGCCAAGTTAGTTGTCACTGACTTGAATAAGTATGAGGCACCTGAAGTCAATGAGATTGCTGAGGATGAAGAGACTCTGTGATCGCACTGATTGATGGCGACATCCTCTGTTACCGCATAGGATTTGCAACGCAAGAGGAATCGGAGGGCGTAGCTATCAGGACGATGGCTAAGTTCTTGGAAGACATGCTGATGTTTGATATCGACTGTTCAACATGGAGGACATACTTAACTGGCAGTTCAAACTATCGACATGACTACGCCATCACTGCACCTTACAAGGGCAACCGCAAGGGAGAGAAACCAGTACATCATGGTCTCTTGCGGGAGTACCTTCAATACTCATGGAACGGTGACGTGTACGAAGGGATCGAAGCTGACGATGCAATTGCAATTGAGGCAACCAAGTTCGGTGACGATTCCACCATCGTCTCCTTGGATAAAGACTTTGATCAAGTGCAAGGATGGCACTACAACTTTGTCAAGAGGGAAAAGTACTACATCACCGCAGAGCAGGGATTGCTCAACTTTTATATGCAGTTCCTAATAGGTGACCGCATCGATAACATCATTGGTGTCAAAGGTATTGGCCCTAAGAAGGCGTACAAATTACTCAGTGGACTGAGTGAACGAGAGATGTTTGATGTTTGTGTTGAGGAGTTAGGGAGCTACGACAGGGCTGTAGAAAACGGAGTGTTGTTATACTTACAACGCAAGGAGAATGAGATATGGAGTCCGCCAAGTGAAAACGCAGTCAGCGAAAGCGAAGGGGCGTAAACTACAACAGTGGACTCGTGATCAAGTTCTCGATGTGTATCCCCATCTGGAGGAGGATGATGTCAGAAGTACAAGTATGGGTGTTAGTGGCAGTGATCTTCAACTCAGCCCTTTGGCTCGCAAGTCTTTCCCGTTCGATGTCGAATGCAAGTCGCTTGCGAGAGTTGGAGTATATCGTTTCATTGACCAATGCAACAATCGAGGCGATGCACAGCCACTTGTCATCGTCAAAGAAAACAGAAGAAATCCTTTAGCTGTTGTTGATGCAGAGTATTTCTTTGAACTACTGAAGAAGGTTAAGCATGCTTAAACATATGGTCATACCTGATACGCAAGTAAAACCTGATCATCCAATTGATCACTTGCGTTGGGCAGGAGAATATGCCGTAGACAAGAAACCTGATGTTATCATACACATCGGCGATCACTTTGATCTACCTAGTTTATCAACGTATGATGTCGGTAAGAAATCGTTTGAGGGCAGACGCTACGTCAACGATATCAATGCAGGCATCGAGGCTATGCAAGAGTTCCTTGATCCTATTCGTAAGGAACAGGAAAGACTCAAGCGTAACAAGGACAAGCAGTGGAACCCTCGCATGGTATTCACACTTGGTAACCACGAGTATCGTATTGCTCGCGCTATCAACGCTGACCCTAAGTTAGAAGGGCTAATGTCCTTTGATGATTTATATTTAACAGAGATGGGATGGGAGGTCTATGATTTCTTACAGCCTGTGGTCATTGATGGCGTGTGTTATAGCCATTACTTTGTTAGTGGTGTTATGGGAAGACCAGTAAGTTCTTCTAATGCACTGCTGAATAAACAGCACATGAGTTGTGTCATGGGTCACGTACAGGATCGTAGTATCTCATATGCCAAGCGTGCTGATGGTAAACGCATCACTGGATTGTTTGCAGGTATTTATTATCAACATGATGAGGACTACTTGAACCCGCAGACTAACGGATCATGGTCTGGTATCTGGATGTTGCATGAAGTAGCTGAAGGTACATTCGATGAGATGCCAGTGTCAATCAACTACTTGAGGGAGAGGTATGCCTGATCTAAGTTCTATGGCCCGTGAGTATCAGCTTGGCGGTAACCATTACACATCCAAAGACATACAACCTTGGGATGCAATGCAGTCATGGATGACTGAAGACCAGTACCGTGGCTATCTCATGGGTAATGTAATCAAATACATTGCTCGCTTTCAAGACAAAGGCGGGGTACTTGATTTGCAAAAGTGCAAACATTATCTTGACAAACTAATAGAAGTATGGTAAAATAGATGTTTACGCTTGAAGATATGAAGGATAAGCTCAAGCAGTTGGATGAGGTAACTTTGATGGAGACGTTAGAGATTACCTCAGAAGACTTAGTTGAACGGTTCGTAGATCGGATCGAACAAAAACAAGATACACTGGAGAATGATTTCGATGAGTCAACACCTTGGGATAACGATTGATTATGAAAGAGACAGTCGCCTCAGTGAACAAGCTATTACGCTTATGCGTGACTACTATATGCTTGATCATGAAACAAGTCCTCAACAGGCTTTCGCTCGTGCGGCAGTGGCTTACTGCGCTGACGATTTTGATTTGGCACAACGTATTTATGACTATGCCTCGAAAGGTTGGTTCATGTTTGCGTCTCCTGTCCTCTCTAATGCCCCAGAACCGGACGGAAAAATACGTGGCTTACCTATTAGTTGCTTCCTTACTTACGTGGGGGACAATCTTGATTCTCTTATTGAACATAATGGTGAAGTAGCATGGCTTTCCGTAAAGGGCGGAGGTGTGGGTGGGCACTGGTCAGACGTGAGAGGGATCAGCGACAAAGCCCCCGGACCGATACCGTTCATGAAAGTAGTAGACGCTCAGATGACAGCGTACAAACAAGGAAAGACAAGAAAGGGTAGCTATGCCGCATACATGGATGTATCGCACCCTGACATCGAGGAGTTTGTGTCTTTCAAAGTAGCCACGGGTGGTGATATAAACCGCAAGTGTTTTAATTTATTTAATGCTGTGAATATCACAGATGAATTTATGGAGAGTGTAATTAATGATACAGAATGGACCCTTACAGACCCAAGTACAGGAATTGTTAGAGAGACAGTCCAAGCTCGTAGACTGTGGCAACGAATCCTTGAAGCTCGCTTCAGAACTGGCAGTCCTTATCTTAACTTTATCGACACAGCCAGAAGAGGCTTGCCAGAAGCTCAAAGAAAACTTGGATTGTCAATTAATGGCAGTAACCTCTGCAATGAAATCCATCTCGCAACAAGTGAAGAACGCACAGCCGTCTGCTGTCTCTCCTCAGTCAACCTTGAAAAGTATGACGAATGGAAAACAAGTGGAATGGTTGGAGACCTTATCCGATTCTTGGACAACGTCCTTCAATTCTTTATTGACAACGCACCAGAAGAGTTGGGAAAAGCTGTATTCTCAGCATACAGAGAACGTAGCATCGGTCTTGGAGCAATGGGATTCCACGGCTACCTCCAGTCCAAAGGTATAGCGTGGGAGTCATGGCAGGCCGCAAGTGAAAACTATAAACTCTTTGGGGATATTAAACAACAGGCGCAGCACTCAACCTACCAACTGGCTGTTGAGCGTGACGAATGTCCTGACGGGCGTGGTACTGGTATTAGGAACATGCATTTACTTGCTATCGCTCCTAACGCTAATAGTTCTATTCTCTGTGGTTGTTCTGCCAGTATCGAGCCTCGTATTAGCAATTGTTATGTACACAGGACTCGTGCGGGGGCTCACACAGTACGCAATTCGTATTTGGAAACGTTACTTGAAGAGAAAGGACAGAACACTAAGAAGGTTTGGAAGTCTATTACGGAGGCTGAAGGATCAGTACAGCATCTGGAGTTTTTATCGGAGGTTGAAAAAGATACTTTTAAAACAGCCTTTGAGCTAGATCAGAACTGGGTTGTTGAGCACTCTGCCAAACGTCAGGAGTTTATTTGTCAAGGTCAGAGCGTTAACGTTTTCTTCCCTTCCGGGACAGACAAGGCTATTGTTAATCAGGTACATCTCAAGGCTTGGAAGGAAGGTCTTAAAGGTCTATACTATCTACGCACTACGGCAGGTGTCTCAGCGGAAAAGGTTGGGACTAAAGTAGACCGTAATGCACTGAAGGACTTTGAAGATGAGGAGGTATGCGTATCATGCCAAGGGTAGATAATCTCTTGCTACGGCTAGAGCTACTAAAGGATATAGATCCTTTCAACAAACAACTATTAAATGATTGCTATGATACAGTGACTGAACTGTCACAAAAACTAAACACACTGGAGAAACAATTATATGAGCTTGCAGGAACAGAGCAAAAGTTATAAACCATTCGCATACCCGTGGGCAGTAACATATGCAACAGAACATGAGCGTATCCACTGGATCGAGGATGAACTGGAGTTACAGACCGATGTCAATCATTGGAAGTCAGGGTCATTATCGCAGGAGGAGAAAAACCACATCACTCAAATCCTGCGGTTATTTACACAAACAGACGTGGCGGTTGGAACAAACTATCTTGAGTATTATATACCCAAGTTCAAGAACAATGAAATCAGAGCCATGCTCACAGCCTTTGCTTCTCGTGAGTTCATCCACCAACGAGCATACGCCTTACTCAATGACACTCTCGGACTTCCGGAAGAGGAGTTCACAGCGTTCTTAGAGTACACTGAGATGGCTGAAAAACTAGAGTTCATGGCTGATATTGATATGCATAGCGTTCAAGGTACAGCACTGTCTATTGCACGGTCAGTATTGAACGAAGGTATGAGCCTGTTCTCAGCATTTGCGATGCTCTTAAACTACCAACGATTCGGTAAGATGCCGGGTATGTGTACGGTTGTTGAGTGGTCAGTACGTGATGAGTCACAACACGCAGAGGGAATGGCTAAGTTATTCAGAGACTATTGTAACGAACATCCACGAATTGTTAATGATGATTTCAAGAAAGAAATCTATGAGATGTTTCGTACTGCTGTTAAACTTGAAGACAAGGTTATTGATCTTGCGTATGAGATGGGTGACTTGGAAGGGTTATCAGCAACAGATGTAAAGCAATACATTCGATACCTTGCAGACCGTAGATTACTGCAATTAGGTCTCAAGACAAACTGGAAGGTCAAAGACAATCCCTTGCCGTGGATGGAGGAGATACTAAGCGGTAGCTCAATGAGTAATTTCTTTGAGAAACGAGTGACTGATTATAATGCACATGGGCTGAAAGGAGATGATTGGGGATGGTAGTACAGTTTAGTTTTTGGCACGTCTTCGGATTGTCTGTTGAGTCTGTGGAAGCACAGCC